CTTGAACTCTGTAGCGGAAGTTTCTGACATTTAGGATAGATAATAGAGCCAGGGATAGTTGCGCCGAAAATCTGTGAAGTGATTTGAGGCGTAAGTAAATATCCACCGTCTGCATTAACACCTTCTGACATACCACTAGCCTTTTGAGCCATTTCCAACTTAGCCACATCTTTCTTAGATATAGCTTGCATCCACTCGCCAACCGTAGCAATAGGAGCAATATTATCCTTTACTTCAATCTTCTGATCTTTAACTTCTAGTTCTGTAGCCATAACTTTTGTAACCTCTTTTTTTATTGCACTAGCTTTTTCAGTAGCCATTACCTCATCCGTATATTCAACAGCAATATCACCACTTACCATTTTCTTTGCTGTCTCATTATCCGTTTCAACAAGACTACCTATTTGAGCAGTGCAAATACTATTAACTTTCTTGATTTTTATTTTCATGTTGTTTACCTTTACTCAGAAGCGATTATGTTGCCGATAGGACTGAACCTATTTGCGTAATAATTTCCTCTATCACTAAAGATTATATAAAACTCATTAGACCGTTACTATTTTACCACTTCTATACTGCTTGACATCTTCACTTGTTGGTTGATAATCACCATCACGTATCAAGGTAAATATAGGAGGAACAATTATTTCTGCAATAGGTTCAACTATTGTCTTGACAGGTTCAACAATAGGTTTTTCAGGTACAATAACAGGTTCAACTACTGGTGCTGCTATAATTGTCTTGACAGGTTCAACAATAGGTGCTATAATTGCAGGTGCATCAACAACCTTAATCCCTAATTCCTTAGTCAATTTTTCATCCAAATGAATAGATTTAGTAGAAACGGCTTCAACTAGAGCATTCTCATTTGAAGGAATAGAACATAAAGAATCTTCAACTAATACAAATTCTGTGATAATACGATTACAAGCGGCATCAACCACTAATCCTGTTTTCTGACAGAATTCAGCAAATTCCTTTTGTCCCTTCAATACTGCCTTTTTAATAACAAAGCCTATAGAATTGGTTTTTAGATAACCACCCTTAATCAACGTCCATAGTTCATTACCTAAAGCCGTAGGAGCCATTTTAATCTTAGCCTTGATACAATTCTCTTCGATAGACAGGGCTAGAATTTTACCAACAGGTGGAGAACTGTGTGCATGTGACCAAAGAACAGTACCTTGTTTCATTATTCTTGATATGTCACAACCTTTAGAAAATACGCAGTCTGAATCCATATCGGTTGAAGTATCGCTGATTGTGGCTACATAGGTCATTTCTTCAATAGGATCAATCAGCATTCCACTAGCATTCTGTTTGCGTACAATAACTTCATTTTCTTGAAAACCCTCAATATCTATGAAGTTTTTTAAGCTTCCGATAGTAATTTCTTTATTGCTCATTTTGTACTCCTAATGTTCCGACAGGCTTTACAGGTTCTGGATCATCAATAGGTTCTAGTCCAATCTTCTCTCTAGCCTCATTAATACTGATAATGTTATTCATGACATAATTGCTGAGTACCGTTGATTGTTCTAGTGGATCAGCCTCTAACGATCTATCATAGTCAGCATATAGATTATAATCATATAAAGGAAGTAACTGTTCATTCAATTTTTCTACATATCTATCCATCTTAGGAAATATAGTGTATTTCATGTAGTGACTATTAGCAGAACGAGAAGAAGCAAGATTAGCAGAATTAAGGAAAACAAGTGCTTCTGGCACTCCAAAGCAAGCTAGAATTTCTTTAATGGCCGAATCTCTTCCAGCAGGATACGCCATATCTTTAGGCGGTAATCCTAAAGGTAATATAGTTGCTTCACTAGTTATTAATGGCCTACCAATACCCTTACGCCCAAACTTCTTATACCAAATCTTTTCTATATCTTTCTGTTCATTATCATTTAATTTAGTTTTATAAGATACTACAAAATCAGGTCTAGCATTATTCTTATTCAAGGCTGATTCTGCATAGTTATAATAACAATAACGTCTAACAGCATCAATACAAGCTTCTAATTCACCTTTACCTTGAACTAGTGAACCAGGACAGAAATTACTAAATTGAATCACATCTTCAACTTTATAGGTGTTATCGAAATATTTATATCCTACAATTTTACCATTAGGCTTATCTAATTTAGTAATAACATATTCAGACATAAGTGGATAAATAGCTTGTGGTAATCCTTTACCATCTTTATCTAGCCACCAATAAGCATTACCGACTAGTCCCATATAGCCAAATGTTAGTGCTGATAAGTCAGTATAGTTCATTCCTTCATTAATATTCTTCATTAAATCTATAAATGGGTGTTCTAGTATTTCAACAACATCTATTTTACCTTTAACGGGCTGGCTATTTTGTACTAGTTTCTTGCCTGTTTTATTCTCATAGTACAATTTTAGAGGAATAGTAGCACAAGTGTTAGCATTTTTTGAATTAGATATAAATACCCAATGAGTGTTGAATTCGACTAATTCTTTAGGTGATAGTGTTCTATTAACAGTTTGGTCATTAGATTGACAAGAGGATACAATGGTAAAGTCTTGTTGTCCTCCTACTGATATATTAGCACTCTTATTTTCTAGTTCGGTAAAGGATTTAGTGAAGAAGTCTTTGAACGACATATTATGTGTCCTAAATTATTAATGCAAGTAAAGTATTATACCTATCATTAAGATTATATAAAATTAGTCACTATCTTGTTCTGAATCCAAATCCATAGCAAAGGCATGACTAGTAGGTTCGCCCACTAGATCGTTGATTATATAGCGTGTTGCGTCTAATAAGTGGTCTTCTAGCTTGACAGGCTTGCCTTTTGAGTTATAAACATAGTTCTTTATTTCCTTGACAAACTCAGTACATGATGGGTCAACGGTAAACTTTCCTTTATGGAGTGCATCTTGCATCCTGGCTATTCCTGAAAAAATAGTGTTATCAGCCGATTTGACATCCCATCCATCTTTATCGAATTCTGCTGCTAGAGCTGGAGCAGAAGGGTCAACCACTACTATAGGTTGCATCTTTTTCCATTTATTAGCCCTATCAACAATACTACCTATAAGTAACTTTGATTCTTTTATTTCTTCTAATAGGTGAAGGTTATTATCTCCATCTATTCCAATTAAGGCTAGTGCTGCTGGATTAGTAAAGCCAAAATCAACGCCTAATCTAAATTCAGAAAATTCACCCATGTGTCTAATCTTGATATATTTATCATCCCATTGAGGATAAACAACATTTTCTAATGCTATCCATTCACCTAAAGCAAAACGCTTATAAAGGGTTTCAGGCATTTCTTTTAAGTAATCAAGGTAATCCGATGGAAGATAGGGATTATCAATGGTACGAGCAGTTACAGACTCTTTAGAATCGTTTTTATTAACAAAGAAACGTTTATATATCCAATGTTCGGGAGTATGCGGATTAGTAGCAAGGAATATCTGTCTAGTACCTGAAGGAAGGGATAAACGACCGATGCACTCATAAAATTCATCTTCTGAGAATTCTATGGCTTCATCTAGGGCAACAGCACCTAAAGACATAGACCTAATCTTTAGAGGGTCATCTAATCCTGCATAGTTTATTCGACCACCGCCTTTTAAGTCTATGTAATGATCTGCTTGATGATGAGAATAAGAGCCTTTAGGTAATACAGGATCGTTATTATCTCCACGCAATAGAGTATTTAATGTTGTGTTTTTTAAAGAATTAAATGTTTTACGGCAAAGCAGAACGGTATTATTAGGATTTTTAATAACTTGTTTTAACAGGGCATAGCATAATACCCTAGACTTACCCGCTCGCCATGCTCCACTGAAAAGAACCTCCTTTTTAGTGCTATTAAGGAATTTATGTTGGCTAGGAAGAAGTGATATAGTTATTTGTTTTTGTTCTATCATAAATCTTCTTTTGCATTGGTATCAACAGTAAAGTCTAGTGTTAATGAGCTAACATTTGAAACAGAATTATTTTCCTGTTCTAGCGGTAATATTGGGCTATTTGTGGTTATAGAAGCTACATTAGAGACATTTTCATCAATATTTACTGATATAGTAGTATTTTCTGGTAATTTGGAAGCAATAATTTCTGGTATATCTTTATTATCTTTTCCGAAGGTTAATACGGTTTCTTGAACGCCAGCCTGAGTAGCCACTATTTTATCATTTAGCATTTCGGTCATTAATTTAATAGCTTGTAGTATTTCTGAAGCAGAAGAAGTGTTACCAGTTATTATTTTCTGTAATACCTTCATTCTTTTATCAAATGGCATACCTATCATATTCTTGTTTTTACTACCTCGTGGTCTTCCAGCACCCATTTAACACCTCCTTTAGCTTATTTTCCAACAAATAAGCATATTTATGATCCAAATGAACTGTACCATCCACCTTATTATCATCCAAATAACCATCTTTATCCACCATTTTATCTCTAATATCCAAGAAGATAATATTATGTTCTAAACATTCTTCTTGTAAATAACCATTTAAGTGTTGATTATAACTTAATATTTCTTCTTTAGTTCCTACACTAACAGTAATTTCTTTAAAGCCGAAGTATTTACTATCTACGCATCTAGGTGGAGGAGTAATAGCCATAATAATTATCTTATCATATTTTATTTCTTTTATTGTTTTAATACAATTATCAACTAATGTGGTGATAACTTCTATTGTATTTCTTCCTTTAAGTTCTTGACGTTTAACATGGTTACGGCAATCTATTTCTCCGAAAGAGAATAGTATATAGTCATTTTGTTGTTTAATTGTTTTTAGGCGTTCTTTTTGTATTAGTGAAAATATTCCATCTCTACCGACTCTATGCATAGTAATATTGCGTAAGTGGTGGACTTTACAATGCGGAAACTGTTTAAATATAAGTGTATGGCTATCTCCGAAGACGTAGAGCATCTAATTTCTCCATATATCTTGGGCTTGGTTTATCATATTCTTTTGGGTGTTGGTCTAAATGATAAGTATGACTATTAATCCATTCTTGTGACATAGACCAAGGACAGCAAGGGCATAGCAAATCTAAATCCCAAGGTTCTTTTTGCATAGTAGGACGATAAGAACCAAATCGCCATAGTCTTTCAATAGGAATAGCGGCAGAGCAAGGGAGCCATCCGCTTGCATCAAGGCTCATACCGCAACGGCGTAGCATGGCGCAATTAGGCATAGCTTTAGTTGTATAGCCCTCATCGAGTGGATGTACTATTGGAATATGTTTTTTTCTACTTTCTGATTTGCCCATAATTCTTACGCCATCGGTAGGAAGTTCTTTAGGGAAAGGAATAGTATGGTTTGTATCCACTTTAAGTTGTTGGATGATTTTATCTTTTTGAGCCTGATAGAGCAGCATATAGATTTCGTTAAAATTGGAACACATAAGAGGCTCTCCGCCTAGCAGTTTCACTTTTTTTACTCCACCCATAACTTTAGCTTGTTGTAGAAAGGATCGTATTTGTTCTGTACTTACTTCATCTTTTTTGGTATAGGGATAGACGTTACATAGTCTATTGCAGGCCCAACATTTTTTATTACACATTAAAGTACAGTTGATTTCCACGTTCATCGTTGCACTCCTAAATCTCTATTATGATTAAGGTGGTACTGTTTTTTGGTTTCAATACCTAGTCGTCCACCCATACCTATTCT